TGGAACGAGAGGTGAGTGCCCAATCAGTTTCCAAATCTACAGCGCGGCGTTTACCTATTTTTCCACTAATGTTAGGAATAACATTATCCCCATCTTTCCAAGTGTTTTTAGGAAAAGTAAAATAGCTAGCCTCAGTGTTGAGGCCAGCTACAAAAGTAAACTGCTCATCTTGTCCTACTTGTACACTCATGCTAGAATGTCTTTCCCATATTTATTAACTACAGTGCGACGCAAACTGTCAATGGATGTAAACTTACCATTCAATTCAAAGGGGAGTTGACCACCACCTTTAAAATAGACAAAATACAATCCTGTTGGAGTGCGTTCTGCTTGTAGCAACTTCTCACCCTTCTCTACACTCTCTTCAAACTCTTGGCGCTTATTTTTAGCATGTTCTTTTTTCTTTTCGTGTTTCTCAACCACTGCATCAAAAATATTATCGTCTGCCATAGTTTACTTTCCTATTGTAAGTGCTTTCGCTTGCCTTATTACGCCATGCTTCATTTTGAAAAGTGTTACGACCACGTTGAGCTTTCCTCTCCTCTTTAGCATTTGCTTGTTGACGCAAATTAATAGATGAGGTGGATTTAATTTCAGCAAGCAGAGTGGGGAACATCTTTTCAGGGAGTTTAGGAATAAAATTATCTTCGTGTGTCCAAGAAGGAACAATTACTCCATAACACAAATTATTAACAGTTTGCAAAGTGTTCTCTACACTAGAATTGTACCCATCAAATACAAAATAGGTGTCATCAAAAGTTGTGTAATATAACGGATCACGATTGAGAGCAAATCCATCTGCATCCACTACATTTGCTTCTTCAACTCGCAAATCAAGCATGTCTTGAAAATCTTTAGGATCAAGCCATGTAACATCTTTCTTATTATATTTAACCCAATCTATTTTGCTTACATCATCTTCACTCAATTCCATGTAAGTAGGACGAGAGGTGTCTGCAATACCTTGCAGAGAGAATGTACCCCGAAGGAAAGGCCACTCTTTTTGCCCAATCAATTCGTAATAACACTCTTTAACAAACAATGCTACTTGAGTGCTTTCTACAGTGTCATCAATGCTATTAACATCATCACTGTCAATGCTATTAAGAACACTCTGCACCATTTCCAAAAGAGACATTTTCATTATTAAGCCCCTGCAAAAATAGCACTGATTTGCATTGCATATACACGAATATCACCACTTACACCAGTGTTATAAGCATACAATTCAAAATAGTCATTAGTAGCAGCAACCACTGTATGTACACCAGTCATGGTACTAATAATATCTTTAGTCACAGTGGAAACACTACGACCATTATCAATAACACCATTTTTAAAAACAGCAACTACAATGTTACGACTGCTTGCAGCACTTTGATCCAAACTAACAGAATAGGTAATGGACATAGGCACAGTGTCTGTACCAGTGTATGTAAGACGAGAGGTTGTTGCTTCAGTAAAATCTGAAGGTGTACCACCAGCAGTGGTAGTAGGAGCTAGTTTAGTGTATGAAGCAGGATAGGACAGTGTGTATGGAGAGGCAATGTTAAAGAAATGCACTTGTCCATGAGCAGCACCAGCAAATATAAAATTACCAGCACCATCTACACTGACAATTTGATTAGCTGCACCATTAGTTGTAAGTCCAGAAAGTTGCGGAGGAGATAGTTTTTGCCATGTACCACTACCACTTCCGTCTGAAACATAAACCTTATTAGCAGTAGCTGATGCTACTCCTTTAGGTTCATGCAAGTTAGCACCTGTTAGAGATGCATGCGATACGTTAGCCATATTATCCTCTATAGAAAAAAGGGGGCTAAGACCTTTTGAGTCCTGCCCCCTTCATACCCCTCTATGTTAGAGGTAGGTCACAGACAGCGTTGCCGATCCAGCAGTCCAATCGGTCTGACCAGTGGCGAGAACAATGTCGGTAGCAGCAGCATAACTCTTCAGTTCTGCAGCACCCGTATCAGTCGCACCAAAAGCATACACACCATCCGGCAGAATCACAGCACCAGCACTAGCCATCGTTGTAGTGGTAGCAGCCGAAGTCGTGATAAAACCGTTAGCAGTGCTAGCATCACCAACTGTAATGGTGTTAGTACCAGTGGAAGTGAAACCAGTGTCCACCACAAGACGCACATCCAACACACGTGTACCAGCCGGTACAGTGATCTTCAGCGCATCGCCAGCATTGAGGTTTTTCCAGTCAAACTTCTGAACAGCAGACTTAGCACCGCTAATACCACCGTAGTTCTTAGCCGGAGCACCCGAAATAGCCGGTTGGTTAGTACCATAACCAACAACCAGACCATCCGAGTTCGACCATGTTGCAGCACGTTTACCAATAGTAGCCATATCTTTCTCCTATTAAACAGTGTTCTTGGAAAGAATGCCAACCACCGATTCCGGGCGATAGAGCTTCAGACCAAAGCGAGCATTCATAACATATTCGTCACGACGCAGGTCTTTGTTGCGCTCAAACTCCACCTTCGGCTCTTGCCGCCATGCACCCACGAACGGAGTAATGTCGCCACCCATACCGAAGAACAGGTTCACCACCGTAGCAGACGGAGAGGCAACAGCAGAAATCGTTTCTGCGCCTTGAGTCGGCAGATAGTTGGAAACATAAACGTCAAAACCGTAGATGTTACGGATGAAAGCCATACCAGTAATGTCATTCACAAAACCGCTATTGATAATACCTTCAAAGCGCGGGTTGTTCTCAACAGCAACCAAGTTGGTCAGCGTGTTCAGGACATACTCTTGCGAAGGATCAACGATAGCAATACGAGTACCAGTGACGTTAGCTTTGTCCAAGGCATATTTAGCTTTGGCAAAATCGCTAAGAGTCAGCGTGGTGTTGGTGTTGCCAGAAGCAACAAAACGATGGTTAGCACCGTTGATAGCATTCGGATCAGACAGCGTTTGGCTCTGAATGAGTTGGAAAATCGAGGTTTCCATGTTCTCTTCCAGCGCACGACGCATCTTCGGAACGAACGAAGCGATCAGTTGGTTAGCGTAATAGGCATCTTGCTTTGCCTTGTCGGTGATGTATGTCGCACTTTCGACATAGCGATCAATGGTGAAGTTGAATTCACCAGTGTCAATCGCATCATACACAACAGGGCTGTTTTCAGCCGTTTCACGCATCGGAATTTCACCAATCGACGGAATGGTGAATTGGTTGCCATCGGGAAAGCCACTCAGCCAACGAACATATTTCGTACCCTGCAGACGATCCAGAAGAATCTCTTTAATCTGGTCACTCCACAGTTCCGAACGAACGAGGTTGGCATTTACGGCATCATAGTTCATGCTCATAAAAACTCCTTATTTTTTGTAATAGAGGTTAGGGTTTGTCCTAACCGCAGTGTCCATCTTCAGTTGGAAATCTGTACTGTAATAGGTTTTAGGATCAGTACGGCGAATATTATCAAAATATTCTTTTGTGCCAAACTGCTGCAGTCTACCGCTAGGGTTGGCTGAAGAATAGCTGGCAGTGGTATTCACTGTACTAGCACCACCTACTCCAGTGTTCTTAGGAACATCTCCACTGAATAATGAAATAAACTTATCAGGATCGACAGAAGCCAGTTCAGTGTACACTTTCTGCAGTTCAGGAGTGCTTGCAAACTCTGCAAACTTTGCTCCAGCTTTTTCACCAAAAATCTCTTTCATTTTGGCATCTGCTTTCAGCATATTGCTGCGCCGTTGTTTCTGTGTCTCCAATCCGGTAACAGTAGCTTCAACCAACTTGCTCAGTTCAGCTACATCAACCCCCTTTGTGGGAGCAGGAGTAGGGTCACTATCCTGTGTAGTCTGCTGTTGATTCAACCGTTGCAAAACATCTTCGACTGTTTTGGCTGCAGTGGCTTTCTCTTTCAACTCTCGGTTTTCAGCCTTAAGTTGTTCGATGAAGCCATCGGCATTGATGTATCCTTTTGCCAAATCGTCAAGTGTTTTGTACTTCTTTCCCTCGCCTACAAGGGCACTAACAATGTCAGAAGTGTTCTGAGTAGCAGGAGTTGTGGTTCCTGTCTGCCCGTCAGCGGTGGCAGATGTTTGGGACTGGTCGTCCGTAAAAATTGTAGCTTGGTCAGCACTCATTAAATTACTCCATGTATAATGTATTAGTAGTAAAAAACAACTCAAATGTCCAATTTAGGACTACATTTTCGCTCCTTTAGGTAACATATCAATTACTTCTTGGTAAGCAACCCTTTTACCAGCTTCAAAAGCTAACAAAGCATAGTGATTGGGTATTGAAAAATCATCAGATTTGGTCTTGAAAGTAGCCTCTTTCATCTCCATTAAGGTAGTGTACAAGGGAGTAAGACCGTATCCCATACCCTCCCATGTCTTTTCCCATTCTTCTTTAGAGGTGGTTTTATGCCTATTTTTACTCAAATGTACCAGCATTTACATACCCTCTACATTAGGTGGGCCTTCAACTGGAACCTGCTGTTCCACCTGCATATCCTCTTGGACTTGGTTAATAAGCCGTTGAGTGTCTGCTTGTTCAAACACCATAGCATTGTCTTTAACAATCTTGTAGCTACTCCAACCAAGAGCATCTTCCAGAGCTTTAGCCACAGCTTTGCCACTAAAGTGAGCAGCCACAGAAGGCAGCGCAGCTACAGTTTGCATTGTCGTGTTCAACTCTTGAATAAACTTAGCTTGTTCAGCAAAATGTCGAGCACCCATTGGGTACAACTTTCCTTTACCAATAAGGTCGTCTTTGGTAACCTCAATGTAAATCTCTGCACCAAATTCAGAATCCACAGTGCGAATACGTTCCATAGCACCAAAATTACGAATACTCTCTTCCAGCATGCTATTCAACAAAGGCTCAAGAACATTCTTTTCAAACCAGTACACCTTGCTTTGGAAAATACGACCAGCAGCATTCTCAAGTTGCTGCACTTCATATTTGGTTTTCTCTCCCGGTGTACGAATACCCATAGCCTGTTTAGGAGCACCAGCCAACTCTTCCATGCGATTCATCAGTTCGTTAATCTGCATGTCAGCTTGCAAGGCAGTGGCATCAGGGCGAAGGAATTCAACATCCCCCTCATCTCCACAGAAGATGGTAACACCCGGAGCAAACTCAAACTCTTCCACCGTAATGCCTTTAATCTTGGCAACAGGATAGGCAATTTGGTCAAATACGTCAGCCTTCAGGTTCTCAAGATGGTCAATTCGATATTGCATTCCCATCAACTGATCCAACGGCCCTTGTGCCCAAAGGTTGTCAGTGCGAAGTCTCCAGCCACAATGGAAGAAGGGTTTATTGCCAAGCCAACTCTTATTAGGAATGTTCCTAAGAACCCACTTACGATCAATAATGGTGATGACAACATCTCGATGGTAGGTGCGGTTATCTCGATCCCATACATCGCCCCAATATTCCAAAATCTCTACAAGGTCGGATTTGATGTATTCTTCCAAACTACCAAAGCCATCAACAATAAGGCCATCACGTTTCATCTCTTCAGGTCGATCACGGTAGGCAGACCGCATATCCATAGCTTTAGTAATTGCTACCTTGTCATATTGCAGATTGGGTTTTGTTTCAACATCATTCATCAAATCGCCCATGCTCTTCAATGTACGACGAATAAATGGAGTGGATTCAAACGATGTAGACAACGGATTGATTACAACATCCAGCGGATTAACACGGAAGGCTTTAGGGCCAGTGTATAGATTGATGGTGTCACCAGTGTCATAATCTTTTTTGGTTTCGTTTACAAACTCATGCCCAACAAAGACGTTGCCATAATCAATGTAGTCATAAATTAGGCTACTAACCAACAACTGAAAGTTAGAAGCCTTAAGTTTATTTTTCATGTAATTGACAATAGCTGTACGCTTTTTAGCTATGTCATCAGTTTTCTCAGTGCTTTCCCAAATAAACCAATCTTCAGACGGAAATAGAGCAGCCATATAGTTAGCATGCAAATTATCCCGTATTTGGGTGAGTTTGGGTGTAACTGTGGAGTTTTTCCAAGGGAGTTTCTTATTTTCTGTTTTACGAGTGTCTGTAGCAAACAGATATTGACGCAACTCCTTTTTTTCATCCTTCCACTGTTCACGTGCCATATCCCACCGAACCCAATAGTCAGTGATGTAACTAGCCAAATATTCCGGCTCATATTCACACATTTGAATGTTGTCTTGCATTATCTCTCCTAACTAGCTACGCCGCCGAAGCGACTTGAATAGATCACTTTGTCGTTGCTTCTACGCCATGTCTTATTAGTAGCCATTGGCGGTTTTGCTATTTCCACTACACTTGCTAGTGCATCCTTAATATCATCATGTTCAGGGTTGCTCATCAACAACTCTTCTTCAAGTATTTGACAATTGCCACCCTTATAATGCCACACTAATTTATTAGAATAACGAGGTTCTAATATTGCACTAATACGTTCTGCTTTTTTCATATTACGTGGAGGGTGATATTCCTCAATTGTAAATAGAATGTTTTGTGTTCTCATATAATCTTTAAACTGAGAGACAATCATTCCTTGAGCTTGCACAACTTCAGCACGTAGTTTTCTAAACTTCCATTTCTTATAAGCATTAACCACTCTGTCATACATTACACTTATTTTATTTGTTTTAAATCTATCAATGTCTAAAATGTAAATGTAATTATCTTCATCAATTCCTATAATGACAATAGCAGTGTAATCACTTGTAGCATTCATTGTAAACGCAAAGTCTATTGCGCCATATACATTTAGCATCTTATCGCCAATGTACCAAACACCACTTACATTCTCAACTTTCTCTCTATCAAACCACTGAAAATTGTCTTTACTCATATATTGAGTTTCAATGGCATTCGGGTTGTTATAATATTGGGCATAAAACTGAGTGATGTCCAAATATTTGGCCTTTTTTCTAGCCAATTCCCGATCATCAAAGCCAAAAGTCTTGCCATCTTTACGACGCTGTTTAGGCCACAGAAACTCACCATTAGTTTCCACTTGCCGTTCAAACACCTCGTATACATTCACCTCTACATCTTCATTAGTTTCTTCGCTGTAATAGGTTTCTGTCATCTCCATTAGATCGCAATACAAATCTTTAGGATGGTAACGAGTGCCCACCACCCATTCTTTTGCACCTGTAGTCTGAATGGAGGAGAGTTGTGAATAGGTTGCCCTAACCAACTCCCTACCTGTCTCTGTATAGGCGTTAGAAGGCACTACAACGTCATCCATGACTGCCACGTTACAATGTAGACCAGTCATGTTAGCAGTGAGGCCACAAGCCTTTACAGTGGCATCTCGCACTCCCTCTGCCTTTCGTTTGGGATGGTCTACACTTATCTCATCTACAGCCCATCTCTCACGCTTGTTCTCATTTTCATTGACCATCTCAGGCCAGTAGTATCTATAAATATCACTGGTGAGAATGTCTTTAATACTTTTCAACTGCTTCTCTGCCAAGTCTGCTGTAGCACTTACATACAGGATAGTAATTTCAGGGTATTTAGTAATGCATTGAGCTACCCTATATGCAATCAGGGCGCTCTTTTGATGATCCCTTGGGAGTAGTACCAATTGGTTGTCTTTGGCATCATTTCGGTTCCACCAAGAGCATAACTCCTCATGCACAGCACCCAGAATACGATGCGGAGCCACAAGTTTAATGAACGTGTACAAATCATCTTCTGCAGCCTTTCTTATTAGAGCCTTGTCCGACTCTGCTATTTTAGCCATTAAGCCATCCTTGCACTTTTAGTACGTTTAAAACTACGGTTGGCACTTTTACTTGTAGCACGTAAATTAGAACGAGAGTTCCCACCACCTTTAGCAATGGGAGTTTTGTGGTCAACATCTTTACCATCGTGTTTCTTTACTTTACCCTCTTTCATTAATTGGCGACGAGCAGCATTACGCATAGCACGTGACTTCTTTTCACGTGGACTAGACTGAGACACTTTGTACTCTTCTTTATAATCTCGCTTATAATTTTTAGATGAGGGCATTACTTCTCTCCATTAATCACTGATAGGCCAAGACGTTCCATATCTTCGCTTATTCGCTCAGAAATTTTACTTTGTTTTTCTTCTGTAATTTGCTTTGCTTTTCTACCTTTACCGAAGAATTGACCTTCACTAATATATTTAGCTGCTGCAGTGCCATTAGGAGTGTTTGAAAGTTTTTCAAGTTTTCTAAATGCTGCGCTCTTAAGTTTAATAGCCACCTCTTCTGCCCATGCATCCATCACTGGTTTGATTTTTGGATGGTTACGGATGAGAGAGTAGTGTTCCCAGTCACCAATAAGGCACATGGCTGTTTCATATTCTGTTGGGTCTGCGACTTCAAGGTAGATGGCCTTCCAATCTTTTCGTAAACTCCAGAGTGGTGTGTATTCACCACGCGAGTATTCGGAAAACAGAGATAGCACAATTCTTCGTCCATACGCATCAACAACAGTGTCCTTTATTGTAGAGTAGTCAAAATGTTTCACTTCATCTTCTTCTTTTTCTTTGTCTTACCAGCAGCACTGAGAGCAATAGCTACAGCTTGCTTGTTTGACATTTTCGGATGCTTTTTCATTTCCATCCGAATATTTGCACTAATTGTTTTTTGGCTACTACCTTTTTTAAGTGGCATTCTCTTTCCTTTCAGTAATCTCTTCTACTTCGCGTATCATTCCTCGCGGAATTTGAAAACGTCTACCAACAGTACCATCTTCAATAACACTGCTAGTAATAATCATTCCTTCTGGCCCATCATACAACACCACCCCAATAGTGAACACCATACAAGGTGTGTATTCAAAAGTGTCATTGTCGTGTACCACCCAAACATCTGCATCTACATCACAAGCATCTTCCCACTTAACAATGACTAGTTTCATTAGTAGTTCCTTGTTCCAAGTTTATCTATGATTAGAGCCTTGTTCCTAGGAACATCTGATTCAGTGTTTGGCACACTGATATGCACCCAAGAATCAAACTCCAAAATAATTTGGTCATATGGCAATCGTGCAAGGATACAGGCACTAATAATTTGTTTAGGTGTCATACCCGGAACACGAATATCTGCAGCACAACCAAGCCGATGTTGAGAGCTGTCTTTACTTCCAACAGCATCATTCACTTGCTTACTGCGAAAACCTGAATTAATGAACACAGGTTTGTTTCCGATCACCTCCTTTACTTTTTCAAGTAGACCACACAATCTACGAAGATTGGCAATCTCTTTCTCATTAGGAGTGTTGTCATATCCCTTCCTAGCACCAATTTCGGAATGGGTCATCTCTTCCAAAGTGAAGTGTTCTGAGAGATTCACTTCTTCACTCCCATAATCTTTTCAAGAGTGCGACCACCAAAATAGAAACTCATAATGAGCATTCCCCATTGGCCTAGTAGTTCTACATAATTATTATTCACTTCTACATCCCATGCAGACATAAGTCCGAACACTGTATATGTAATTAGGATGAACACCAATGTAAGAGGGCGAATGTTTTTGGACAACCATGAGTCTGAACCCATATCTGCTTGGAGTCGGGCGGTTAGATCATGTTGTTCAGAAACATCCGCGTTAAGCTGTGCTAGTTCTCCATTCTGCTGCATCTCAAGGAGTTTGAGTTTAGCTGCCTCTGCTTGTGCAGGGTCAGGAAAAAACTTATCTACAAGTTTACCACCAATATCTAATAGTGCTGTCAATGGAAACATAACTACCTCATATAATAGATGCTAGAAAACACTAATATCATTCCAATGCCTACCACTGTAACAACACCTATAATGGTAAACAAATCCTCTCGTTCTTTCTTTTTACGTTCAGCAATGTCTTTAGCAAGACGGGCTTTACGCAATCTCTCTCTAGCCTCCTTATCTTGCTCACCAGCAATGCGGTTGCGCTCCACACACAACTCTTCGTACAGTTCCATCTCACCCTGCATCATAAACATATCTTTGAGTTCACGTTCAAACTCACGCATCTGTTTACGATGCATAACCAGAGTGAATGCTTGAGACAGAGCACTTTCATGCTCTTCTGCCTCTTTAGGATCAGTGGGCTTTGGTAGAGCTTTAGCAATCTCTGCTTCTTTAGCAGCCTTTTCAATTTGGCCTTGAGCTTTAAAAAACTTGCTTAGATCATCATAACAATCTTTGATTTGATGGCCTACACCAATAGCCTCTTTAACAAAAGCTACACTGGTTTTAGCAACAGCAAATGCAGCACCAATTGTTACTGGATCAATCATTTCTTTTGTTTATGCCTATTAGCAAAATTACGAGCAGCCTCTTTAGAAGCAAACCCCCATGCTTGAAGAGCTTTCTTAAGTCGAGTGGGCCTACCCTTCTCATCTTTCAGTGGGCCAGCCATACCACCAAATCTAGCAGCAAAAGACACTCGTCGTGGATTGGTTCCAGACTTCACTGGGGCTTTAAGATTGCTGCCCTCTTTGCGTTTGTAATAATCTCTTCCTGCTTTATTAAGACCACCATTAGGATTTTGATATTTTTTAGCTGGCATTATTTAAGCATCTCACTAATCGACTTACCTTTTACCATTTCAACAATACGCATCACTGTCCACACTAATGAGGCCAATGCTGCAGCTTGAGGAAGCCACCCTGCTACAGTACCAAAGGCAGTACCTACAGCAGCCCAATCTACCCAATGTTTAGCTGAGTCATTCATTGTGGGGCCACAAACACATCATTTGCTGCATCATAGAAATATCCCAAACCAGCATATACTCCTCTAAAACTATTATTATAACTAGTTTGTTTCCATACACCACCTAAAAGAGATTGACAAAATTCAATCCCTTTACTTTCTTTTTCTACACCATCTTCAAGCAGTACATCATTAGAAACGACAATTACTTGAACGACAATGTTGTCATCATTGAGTTGAGCAAAGTGTGCCATTAAAATGTTATACTCCCTGAACCAGTAAATTTGTAAATGCGATTACCACCAGTGTTACTAATAGTGGGCGAACCAGTTGTGCTTGTTGCTGCAGGATAGGTGTTAGGATAGCTAATAATTACAATACCAGAACCGCCCGATCCCCCGTTAGTTGCATCAGCCTCTCCACCTCCACCACCTCCACCAGTGTTTGCAGTGCCAGCTGTTCCCGGAGTTCCAGAACTTCCTCCACCACCTGATCCTCCTGCACCAGATGATCCACCACCATCAGCATAACGACCACCACCTCCACCTCCAGCATAGGTTGTAGATGAGCCAGAAATAGAACTTGTTTTTCCAGAACCACCTGCACCACCATTTGCATTTGCTG